CCAAACTAGCGGAGACAGATTGGATGGGTATGTCTGACGTTACTATGTCTACCGATATGGCTACCTATAGACAGGCTCTTAGGGACATCACGGCACATGAAAACTTCCCTAATCTTTCAGACGATGATTGGCCTGTAGAGCCAGAGTAAGATGAGTGATTCACGTATTCGTTTTAATTATGACCATAGGCGGTTTAGAGGTAGCTAACGATAACTGCTCAGAGTCTATGTGCTTTAGAAACATTGACACTTGCAATAGCTTTGCTGCTAAGTTAAGACGCAGAGGAAGTCCAAGCACTTTAGTAATAACGACATATTGCAAGCCGCTTTTAGTAGACCCAACTCAAGATGGGATAAGGATTTACTAATATGGCCGTAGAAATAATAGCAGCCGTATCAGCGGCTAACCAAGCCTTCAATTTTATTAAGAAGGCAGTACACAAAGGACAAGAGCTACAAGATTTAAGCAGGGCTATAGGTGCTTTCTGGGATGCCAGAGAAGAAGTAAGTATTTTAGAACAGAAAGCAACCAACCCTAGCAAGATTCAGAAATTGTTTGGAGGAAAATCTGTAGAAGCTCAAGCATTAGAAGTAACTCTACAGAAACAACGTGCAGAAAATCTAGAACGTGAATTGAAAGATATATTTTTATGGACAGGTAACGGACATCTTTGGACTGAAATGATACGAGAAAGATCCCGAATAAGAAACGCTAGAATTAAAGCAGCTAAAGAGGCCGCTCAAACAAAAGCAGCATTTATAGACTTAACAATTGTAGGTGTTGTAGTAATATTAATATTTGTAACTGTAATGGGAGCCACTTCCATTATATTGTAGAATGGTATATAAATATGGAACAGCAAGAGTTAGAAACTATAATTCAACAAGCTGCTGAAAAGGGAGCTAAACAGGCACTAAAAGATATCGGGTTGTCAGACGAAGAAGCCTATAATGATGTAAAAGAGTTAAGAGGTCTTTTAGATTCTTGGAGAGCAACTAAATCTACTGTAGGTCAAACAGTTGCTAGAATGTTAACAACATCTATTTTAACAGCATTGGCTGTAGGTATCTGGATGTCTTGGGGTGCAGAATGATTGGATTAGTAGATTCATTGATAGGGCCTGTATCTGCTGTACTTGATAAATTTATAGAAGATAAAGATAAAAAAGCTGAACTTGCTCATGAAATAGCTACCATGAGTGAACGTCATACTAATGAGGTTGTAAAAGCTCAGTTAGAGATTAACAAAACAGAAGCGCAACATGCAAGCGTCTTTGTCAGTGGATGGAGGCCTGCTATTGGTTGGGTGTGTTGTCTTGGTATGGCGGGTAACTTTTTAATTATTCCATTTGTTAATATGACTTTAGAGTTAATGGAAACTGAAGTAATAGTACCTATGATTCAATTAGACGTAATGATGCCAGTATTGATGGGCATGTTAGGCTTAGGAGCTATGCGAACTGTAGAAAAAGTTAAAAAGGTGGATAGAAAAGCATGAAGCAGAAAGATTCTAGATTATCAAAAATAGGAGTTTCAGGTTTTAACAAACCTAAAAAGACTCCTAGTCATCCTACTAAAAGCCATGTTGTTGTAGCTAAAGTTGGAGATAAGATAAAAACAATTCGCTTTGGTCAACAGGGCGTTAAAGGTGCTGGTAAGAATCCTAGTACAGCAAAAGACAAAGCTAGAAAGAAATCGTACTATGCTAGACACAATGCTCAAGATGCAAGTCCGTCAAAACTTTCTGCACGTTACTGGTCACATAAGGTTAAATGGTGATATAAATGGCTAAAAGAAAAAAAAGAAACTTTGGCGGTGGTATGACTGACGAAGATAGGCAAGAAGGTTCTGGAGCTATTAATACAGATGACACGTACCGCTTCGAGCTAGGCATTCCACCCGAGATCACTAGCCCCGGTGGAGAGCCTATTGAGCCTATCCCTACTGTTGATTTAACTAAGGGTGTTCTGGACTATGCTGACGCTAATCCTAATGCCTCGGAAAAAGAGCTAGCCAGATATATTAGAGATACGGGAGCTAATGTTGTTGAGGTAGGTGCTGCTTTAGGTCTTGATGCAGCAACGTCAGAACAAATGTATGCAGACGCTTTAGGTGCTGAACTTGAAACACAACTAGTAGCGGAAACTCCTGTCGCAGGTATTACAGAAGATACTCCCGGTACATACAAAGCTCCTCCTGTTGCTGTAGAAAAATACATACAGAAACCTGAAGTAACTGATATTAATATAGCTGCTGGTGTAACCGCTGATACTGCTATTCAACAGCTAGATAAGTTTAAAAATATTATAGCTCCTGATAATGTAACAGTGGCTGAAATGACAACGACTGCTGCTGCTATAAAAGAAGCAGTAATGCAAGGTGACATTGAGCCTCAAGAATATGAAGCCGAATTAGTAAAAGCACTAAACAGAACTGTAGCCGCAGTAGGAACTGAGCGTCCTCCTATTTCTATACAGGAGATTCGTGACCTAAGCCAAAGAGCGAAAGCCGCTACAATGGGCGATGTTTCAGTTGGGCTAGCTAGTACTGCTGATTTTAAAATTGACCCTAACTCTTTTGTACCCGGAGTTACTGCAACTAATATACAAATTTCTCCAACTCCTCAAGTTGAAAAGCAACAACGAGAAGCAATAACAGGAACGTCTGCATCAGGCGTAGAAGCTCAGATATTAGGCACAGTAAATTATCAAGCTTCTCAGTCTAGGGCAATTAAAGGGACAGCCGCTAAAGGTGCTGCTGCCTCAATGGTTGCAGAAGTGGCTAATCTACCTCCGTCAGTAGCAGAAGTTATTGTAGAAGATCCTGCGACAGTAACGGCAGCTATAGATACACAGCCTATAGAAATACAAGCTGCTGTTGCTGCACTGCCTCAAGAGGCTTTAGTATCTTCACAGTTAGAAACTTTATTAGGTGGCCTTGAAGATGGTAATGTACCTGCATGGGCTAAACCAGCAGTAGATCTAGTTGAATCCCAGATGCAACAAAGGGGTATGTCTGTTTCAACTGTAGGCAGGGATGCTCTGTTTAATGCAATTATTCAATCAGCTATACCTCTAGCTCAATCGAATGCTACAGCGTTACAGCAAAGAGCAACTCAAAATCTTTCTAATGAACAGCAAGCTAATTTACAATCTGCTCAGTTAGATTCTACACGTAGACTACAAAATTTAAGCAATCAACAAACTGCTGCAAGTCAAACAGCGCAGATGGCACAAGAGATGGGACAGCTACAAAGCCAGTTCCGTCAAGATGCAGCGATTCTTACAGCGCAACAGAACCAACAGATTCGCACACAGAACTTGGCTAACCGCCAAAGATCTGCTGAGATCAATGTTCAAAACGTACAAGCTAATAACGCTCAGAATCTTTCTAATGAACAGCAAATAGAACTAGCAAACCTAGAGGTCATGAATCTTACTGAACGTGAGAACATGAGCGCAGTAAACCAAGCAAGGCTTGCAGAGTTTCAAGTAGCAGCAGATTTCATGAGTAAAAATGCTGCTTTTACTCAACAGATGGAGTTAGCAAATCTAGATGCTAATCAGCAAGTAAAGCTTGCTAATCTTACTTCATTAAATAACGCAAGCTCAGATAATCTTAATGCTGCACAGCAGACAGAGTTGGCTAATCTAAACGCAAGAATGGAAACAAATCTTGCTCAAGCTAATATTGCTCAAGCAATGGGTATTGCACAGCTTAATGTAAATCAGCAAAGAGCTGTTGAAAATGCTAAGATGGTAGCTAATATTGATTTGACTAAGTTTAATGCAGATCAACAAGTCCAACTAGCTAATAGTCAGTTTATGCAGACTGTTACTATGACAGACTTTAATGCTAGACATCAAGCAGCTATGCAGAATGCTACAGCTCTTGCATCTTTAGATCTGGCTACTGTTGATCAAAGAACTAGGGTATCTATAGAGAATGCTAATAACTTTCTACAGTTTGATTTAGCTAATCTTTCTAACGAGCAACAAGCAATAGTATTAGATCAACAAATAGAGCAGCAACGTATGTTAAGTGATGCATCGGCTCAGAATGCAGCTAAACAATTTAAAGCTACGTCTGCCCAGCAAACTGAACAGTTTAATGCTAATTTAGCTTCCCAGATGGAGCAATTTAATGCTTCTCAACAAAATGCTATGGCACAGTTCAATGCTAGCGAAGCAAATAGAATGGAAGCTGTAAATGCCCAAAATGAATTAGAAGCGGATAAGTTTAACAATCAGTTGACCGCACAGGTTGATCAATATAATTCTTCTATGGATCAACAAAGAGAAATGTGGAATGCTCAAAATGCTCAAGCCGTAGAGCAATCTAATACTGAATGGCGTAGGCAAGCTAACACTATTAATACTGCCGCTGAGAACGCAGCAAACGCAACGGCAGCACAGCAAGCTTATAACTTATCAACTCAAGAGCTTGCAAACACTTGGCAGCAATTACGTGATGATGCCACATACGCGAGAACAGCTTATGAAAA